ATTAAGTAAAATGAAACAGTTTGAAATTGTATTATTTTATAATATAAATAATATAAATAATATAAATTAAAAGGAGAAAAATATGCTAGAAAAATTATTCGAAGCAATGGATGAGAAAGTTTTTACTAAAGATTTAAAAGAAGCATTAGAAGCTCAATTTAATGACGCAGTTGAAATAAAAGTTTCTGAAATTGTTGAATCAAAAATCGAAGAATTAAATGAAAAATCAGAGCAACATATTGAATTTTTAGAATCAAAATCTAAAGAATATATTGAAAATATTCAATCAGAAATGGTTGAAACATTAGATAAATATTTAGATAGAATCGTAGAAGAATTTTTAAATGAAACTAAAGAAACACTGGATGAGTCTTTAAAAGTTGAAAAAGCTGATATGATTATCGATGCATTTGATGCAATGTTAGTTGCTACTGGAGTTGAGGTTTCAAAAATAGTTGAAGCTAAAGACAATTCTGAGGTTGAAACAAAATTAAGTGAAAGTGTAGAAAAATATGATAACTTAATAGAAGAAAATATTTCTTTAAAAGAAGAAAATGAAAAACTTTTAAAATTAGGTGTTATTAATGAAATGTGCGAAGGTTTAACTTTAGTTGAATCTGAAAAATTTAAAAAATTAGCAGATTTAGTTAATTTTTCAAAAAATAAATCATACGTTGAAAAATTAGAAACTATTAAAGAAAGTGTTAAAGGTGCTGAAACAATTGTTGAAGCTAAAGAAAAAGTTATTGTTGAAAATGTTAAAGAAATTAAAAAATCAGTTTCTTTTGATCATTTAATATAAATAATTTAAATTACAATTAAGGAGAAATAAAAATGGAAAAAATCCAAGCTTTACTTGAAAGTTCAAAATATGCGCCATTAAAAAACAATGATAATGCGGTTATGAGACTTTTATTAGAAAATACACAAATTGAGATGGAAAAATTAATCAACGAGGGTACACTATCTGGTGATGTTGAACAATTTACTCCAATTATTATGCCAATGGTTAGAAGAGTTTATCCACAACTTATTGCTAATGAAATTTTAGGTGTTCAACCTATGTCTATGCCAACAGGTTATATTTATGCTATGACAAACCAATATACTGGTGATGCAGATAACGGTGAAAACGGTAATCTTGTAATTGTTGAAGCTGGTGAAGAAGCTACTGGTGCTTTATATTCAGAAGTTAAAAAAATTAAATCTGGTGATAAAATTTTATCTTTAGTTCCTAAAGCTGATGAAAATGGTGTTATTGATTATTCTGGATTAACAGGATATGTTGGTACATATACAAATGAAGCTTCATTCTCAAGAATTTTCAAAAATTATACAGGTGGAAATGGTACATTAACAACTGCTCAAGCTGAGAAACTTGGTAGAGATATGAAAGAAATTGGATTCTCAATTACTAAAAAATCTGTAGCTGTTGAATCAAGAGCACTTAAAGGTCAATATACTGTAGAGATGTATCAAGATCTTAAATCACAACATGGTATGTTAGCTGATGAAGAAATTATGTCTTTAATGTCTTATGAAATGCAAGCAGAAATTGATAGAGAAGTTGTTGATTTTGTTAATGACAATGCTACTCAACTTACAAATACTACATTCAGTGCTACAACAGGTGTTGATGGTAGATGGGAAATTGAAAGATATAGAACTCAAGCTATTAGATTTGATAAAGAAGCTGCACAAATTGGTCTTGATACAAAAAGAGGTCAAGGTAATACATTATTAGTATCTCCAAAAGTTGCTACAATGTTAGAACAAATTGGTTCTTTTAAAGCTGCTCCAATGGCATCTGGTGTTTCACAACCTGTTTCTGGTGGTGTTGCTGGTACATTTAATGGTAAATATAAAGTTATCGTTGATCAATATGCTACATCTGATTATGCAACAGTAATTTATAAAGGTTCTGATAGAAGAGATGCGATGGGATTCTTTGCTCCATACGTTCCACTTTCATTCACTAAAGTTACAAATGCAGATTCTGGTCAACCAGCAATTATTGCTAAAACAAGATATGCTCTTGATACAATTCCTGGTATTTCTTCAGCTTCATCTAATGATAGAGCTCAAAAATATGCAAGATCATTTGGTATTGATTTTACAAACACAGTTTTAAAATAATACTTTAATATAG